TACATCTTGCGGCTACCAGTAATGCAGAATTAACCGGGAAGCTGATTAAAACCCGTGTAATGGTAGCTGGCAAAAAGCATACGCCTTACATTGTGCCTAAAAAGATAGAGTACAGCTGCTGGGGTCGTGAGAAGTGCAAAAAGTACGGCTGTCCGTTACTTAATATCCCGATAGCTACAGCTTACAAAGATTTAGGCGCTACAAACAGAGAGCTTATACAAATGACCGCGACAGGTGACGACAATATAAAGGGTATACTTCGTGAGGTAAGTGGTATACCGAACTGTACAAAATATGATACCGAAATCGTGGAAAACACTAATATAGACGAGTTACTTGTAATACCTATGGCCGACGATACCGCTACTACGGACGAAGCTGTAGACGGTAAGTACGTACTTCGTAAAATCTACGCTATGGGTGGCTTGCCTGTAAGTGAAAATAAATACTACGAAATCAGCGGCTATGTTTACCCACACCCACGTAACCAGGAAAGTACAATACTTGTTACATCTGCTACACCGTTACAGGACGTCGTAGAAAGTTTTAAGCTGACCGACGAAGTAAAGGAAAGCCTAAAGGTACTACAGCCGCAAAGTATGACCGTAACCGACGTAGCCGAAAAGGTGGACGCTATACTTAACGACTTGACTTACAACGTTACACACATTGTAGAGCGTGACGAAACACTTTTAGGCGTACTTCTTACCTATCACAGCGTACTACGTTTTAAAGTCCCCTGGGACACCGCCCCCCTTCGTGGCTGGGTTGAAATGAAAATCGTAGGCGACACAGGTACAGGTAAGTCGGCGCTTATTGAAAAGGTTATGAAGTATGTAGGCTTAGGAAATCGCGTAAACGCTGAGAGTACCAGCCGTACAGGCTTAACCTACAAAATGGAGCAAAGCGGTAGCGGTGGCGCGTGGTACATAGTATGGGGCGCGTGGCCGTTGGCAGATAAAGAGCTTATCTGGATTGACGAGGACACAGGCATAGAAAAGAAAGAATATAGCGAAATGACTTTAGCAAGGTCCGACGGACGCTTAGAAGTTAAAAGAGCTGTAACCGCTGAAACACCTTGCAGAGTGCGCGCTATTTTATCTGGTAACGTCCCTTATGGTAAGCGTCTGGCTGACTATTCACAGGGCGTAGAAGCCTTAAAGGATATATTTAACAATGAGGATATACGACGCTTCGACTTTTCTGTATTTATGAGGTCGACCGACGTAGACCCGGAAAAGTATAACCGACAGCTTCCTACCTTCCCTAAAATCGTGACAGGCGACGTACTGAAAAACAATATACTTTACGCCTGGTCGCGTAAAGCGGAAAACGTAATATTTACTAAGGGGACCGTAGACACTTTACTTGAAACAGCGACGACCCTAAGCAAAATTTACGGTAGAGCTAACGACGTACCGCTTGTATCACCGTCCGACCAGCGTAACAAAGTAGCACGTTTAGCGGTAGCTTTAGCTGCTTTACTGCATAGCGTAGACGAAAGCGGCGAACGTATAGTAGTTTACCCGGCGCACGTAGAGTATATCCGCGAATACCTAAAAGCTATATACAATGCCCCAGGGTGCGGACTTAACTACTACGCTAAACTGAGTGTAAACGAAGAAGAGCTGACCCCGGACAAATTCGACAAGCTGACTAAGCAGCTTCGCGGGTTAGATACCTTGAAGCACACAGGCAAATACAGCGAATTTATAACGCTTTTTGCACAACAGAAGTATTTACGTCTGGGTGATGTTGAAGCTATGCTGAGCGTCGAAAAAGAGGAAGCTAAGGCTATTGTAAACCTTTGTACTAAGTTACGTATGCTTGTAATGACTACAGGGGGCTATAAGAAAACAGCCCGCTTTAACGCTTATATAGCTAAGTGTTTTGAAATGGGGCTTTTTGATAACTTAGAGGACGACATATAAAGGGGGTACGCCTATGGACGCAAAGGCTTACATAGAAAAGGTACATAAAATTTGTGCTAAGTTTTCCGACGACTGTAATACAGGTCCTTGTCCGCTGTTTAAATATAATTGCGGCTTGCCCGAAACGGATATAGACGAAGCTATAGCGTTTGTAGAAAACTTTGATTTAACAAAAAGAGTACGAAAAGCTAAAGTATGCCCTAATTGTGGAAAGGAATTAAAACAATGAAACTAAGTAATTTATTTCCCCAGAGCCGTACCCTGGCTGATACGGTTAGACCGCCTGTAAACTCTACAGGCGATAACCGTATACCTGTAGCTGGGTGCGTAGCGGATTTAATGAAAAAGACTAAGCCTGGCGTATGGGATATTAAATACCCTAAATTACGCCCCCAGGGCTTTAAGAACTACAAAGCTATTACTACGATAGCTGAACTTATAGAGTACGTAAAAAGATGTGAGGAAACAGGCTTAGGCGGCTTCGACTATGAAACCAGCGGCGACCGCGACCACCGTATACCGCCGAAAGACGAAAACGGCCAGCCTGTAATAGGTAAAGAGCTTGACGCCTGGACTAAGGACGTAAACCTTGACCCCTGGAAGGCTGAGGTATGCGCTATGAGTTTATCGGCAGCTTGTGACGAAGCAAGGGCTATATTTATTGATAACCCCGGCGCTAATCAATTTGAGCCAGGGCTACCGAGAAGCGAAGCCCGCCGTAGGCTGTTTGACACCCTGGAAACCCACTTTTTTACAAACTCTAAAATTATAAAGATAGCTGTAAATATGCCCTTTGAAACAAAATTTACAGCTAAATACGGTAAGTATATCTGTATGCCGTGTGCTGACCCGTTTATTATGTGGATAAGGCTTACACAGCTTATAGCACCGCATAAGATAGCAAACCCTAAACGACCGTATACAGGAAAAGGCTTAAAGCCTATGACTAAAGAAGTGTTTGGGGTACAAATGAATGAGTTTAACACGGTACTTAAAAAGAATAACGCTTTATTCTTCGACGAAGTACCTAACGACGAAAACGACGCCCTTAGTTACTGTTGTGAGGACAGCGACTACGCTGTACAGCACTACTTATACTGGGACGAAATCGCTAAACAGATACCTAACCATAACGACATATACCCTACGTACAGCGACTGGCTTAAAGCTATAGAAATGCCCTTTACACGCGTAACGGGTATTATGGAGTATTGGGGTATGTATTGGGACGCAGATGTAAGTAAGGTAAAGCGCGAAGAAGCAGAAATAGCCCAGGAAGAAGCCGCCGAAATGATACGCCATATAGCCCTGGATAACTTCGGTATTGAGCTTAACGTAGGCAAAGGCGGCAAGACAAAGGACGTTAAAAGTTTTATTTTCGATACGCTGAAGCTACCCGCGGCAGCGTGGTCGCAGACTACTAAAGACCCCAGCCTTGATAGTAACGCTATTATGGATATGATTTTTATGCTGGAAAACAATTTAGTAGACCCGGACGAAGAAAAGTATTTAGAAGTACCGTTACCCGAAGAGTGGGAAACCGTACCCCTGGACGTAGATTACGCCGAACAGGCTAAGCTATGGAAACGTGACTACACAGCTGACGAAATACGCCGTATGAGGATAGCACAACGACAGCCGCATAAATACAAAACTGAAGGCATAGCGCTGTTACAGGCTATGCAGAAAATACAGAAATACACTACGCTTTTGTCGTCGCATATCGAAGGACGCGAAAAGTACATAAATGAGGTTACGGGTAGAATACACGCCCACTATGAGCCGTGGACGGAAACCGCCCGCCTGGCGTCTAATAGCCCTAACGGCCAGAATGTACCACGCCCGGATAACGACGAGCTGGGCGTAAGAAACTTTTACAAGGCTGCACCTGGTAAGGTGCTACTGTTGGAAGATGAAAGCGGCTTCGAGCTTAGGCTAACAGCGTGGCGTAGTAATTGTGACGTTATGCTTAATGCCTTCCGTAACCACGAAGATTTACACCGTAAAACAGCTGCTACTATGCAAGGTAAACCAGAAAGCGAAATTACTAAGCACGAACGTAGCGGAGCTAAAGCGGCTAACTTCGGTAGTGTGTACGGTGGTACAGAACACGCCCTACAAAAAACCTTTAAGAAACAGGAAATACGTAAGAGCTTGCCAGAGTGTAAAGCCCTTGTAGACGCCGTTATGAAAACCTACCCAGGTATACCGCGCTATCAACGTGAAGCCGTTGTATTAGCACGTGAAACAGGCTACGCCGAAACGATATACGGCTTTAAGCGTCTGCTTCCCTATATCAATAGCGGTAACAGATACAACCGTAGCGACGACGAACGCCGTAGCCAGAATACACCTATACAGGGTAGCGCTGCTGATATTATGAAACGTGCGCAGAACGCCGTATACGAAAAAATAGGACTTGATACCGCAACCTTTAACGGTAACACGGTTACTATCTGGGACGGCTTCGACCCGGAAACAAGGGACCTGTTAGCAGTACCCGCCTTTATGCGTCACGGCCATACAGATATGATAGCCCAGATACACGACGAAATTATATGCGAAATCGACGACGACCTGGAGCTTATCGAAAAATACGCAAACTGGCAAAAAGCCGTTATGGAAATACCGCCGTTACCTAACTTCCCTATACAGCTGGAAGCAGAAGCAAGCGTAGCCTACAGCTGGGGACAAAAACAAGACTTAGATAAGTGGTTAAAGGAGCGTAAAGAAAATGAAGTACAATAACGACACTTTACAGCGTTGCGTAAAAGTTACGGTACAATGCGATAACTGTAAAGAGGTTTACGCTATCGAAGGCTTAGTAAACCTTACTACGCTAAAAACCGTATTTAAGCGCGACGGGTGGAGTTTTGGAAAATATCTAAAATGCCCTAAGTGTAATAACCGAACAAAGGAGCGTAAAGAAAATGAGTAAACCGACAAAAATACGTATAGCAGTCGTCGCAGTATTGGTAGCGCTTCTGCTTATAGGAATAGGAGCGATAAGCAATGAAAAAGCAACCGTACAAACGGGAACAGATACCCAGGGACACCCTAACTACGGGTATGCTGGAAGCCCAGGTAGAGAAACAGCAACAGAAAATAGAACAACTGGAACATCAAAACAACGTACTGACGTCGAAGCTATCAGCGTCGGCGATAGAGCTACAGAGAGCGAAGCGCCTACTACAGGCGTCCCAGCGGAAAGTGTACATAACAGGCATACTATTTATGTGTGCATTAGTTATGGCGCTGGCCCTGGCGATACGTTAGACGTAAATGTAAACCCGGCTGTAGATTACTACACAGCTGAAGCATTGGAAAAAGGGCTTTTATACGATTTAAAGCCGTACGCAACAGATTTTATACAAGCCCAGGAAACGTACCACATAGACGCGGTTTTTCTTGCCGCGGTAGCCGCTGAAGAAAGCGGCTACGGTCGGTACACCTTCCGCAAAAATAATATTTTTGGTTACGGTACAAAAGACTTTGACAGCGTACCACAATGTATAGACTACGTAGCGTCGAAACTTAGGGACAATTACCTTACCCCGGAAGGCGTTTACTTTGAAGGGTGCGGCGTAGCAGAAATAGCTATACACTATAACAACGGTCGCGAAACCTGGATAAAGAACGTAACCCAGATTATGTACGATATTACAAGTCGCATAGAAAGGACTGATACATAATGAGTAACAAACGTATGGACGTTTTCACCGATAAGGGTATTTATACGCTTATTCTTGATGAACAGCAACAGTACGACGACGCTAACGTATACGAACTGATTAACGACCTTAACGTAGCGGGTACAATTTGGCACGGCTGGACGCCTTACGACGACCACAACAACGACCCGGCTATAATCGTATTTGGCACGGACGCAGCTATAGAAAGCGTAAAGCTGTATGAGGTAGAGCCTATCCCGGTAATGGAAATCCCGGAAACGACGACCCTACACTTAGAAACACCCGCGCCCTTATTATTAGAGCTGGAGTATTTAGGTAATCAATGTGTTATTAAAGCTGTTACCTATTACCACAGCGAACAAAGTTTTGACATCTTACCGTATGAGGTAAACGGCGTACCTACACCTAACGCCCTTAGTCAAGCAAACATTACAGCTATTTTAATGGACTACTTTACACGTATGGGCTTTGCCGCTTCGGACGTACGTGTAATCGCCCCGGAAGTACCGCTTAGCGCTACAGACGCTTACGCTTATATCGTGGAATTTAACCGAAACGGCCACAAGCTACACACAGGTAAAGCGAAAGCCTGGCACGGCTGGAGCGACCACGACGACCCAGACGCTGAGGAATAAGCCTATGATAAGTAAAGAGCTATTACGGCAAGTAGTAGGCTTTTGCGACTGTTACGCGGACGGCGACGAAGATATACAAAGTCCGTGTAGCTTCGCCCCAGAGTGCGTATATAAAGCTGAGTGCGACGAAATCCGATATACGTACGGCTGTAAGCCTTTTGCTATCGACAATACACTTATAGAAAGGACTGATACCGACAATGTCACAAACGACGACTAAACTACCACCCTACGTATCGGTAGGCGGTGTACCGTTGTTTACGAAAGAAACCGACGCAGAGCTTAACGCCGCTAACTTAATTAGTAGGTCGGATATTGATACGCAGAGTATCAATATACTTACAACGATACCCATAGAAAGACAGCACCGCCTATTGTGCGGCGAACTTGCAAGCCAGCTGTTATACGCTGCTGGGCTTGATATGGCAGAATGTGACCGTATCTACATCTACGTAGGAAACACACTACACAATATGCTGAAGGATAATAATTTTACGTGGGTTACGGACCTTAAAACTGAGATACCGACGGCCGTAAAGATTAACGGCATAACCTACACTATAAAGAGCGACGACCAGAGTAACGACTATTTAGACCATAAGCGTTTAGCTGGCGAATGTGCTTACGATATTTTGGAAATTAAGTTAGACAGTCGCTTAGCGCCGACCGCAAAACGTGTAATACTATGTCACGAAATCGTACACGGACTGCTACACGAAAGCGGTTACGGCGACAAGAATAACGAAGCACTTGTACGACCGCTGGGCTTCTTCCTCTACCTTTTCCTTCGCGACAATGACTTTAATTTTCTAAGGGGGTGCTAACCGTGATTACTGAAAAGATTATAATTATAGCTATGATATGCGCTACAATTTGCTTTGTTACCTACGTCGGAAACCGTTACCCGAAACAGGATAAAGACAAAGATAAAAAGGACGGTGGTACTAAGTGAAAGGTAAAAAGCCGACCGTAGAACAAAGGCGCTGGCTACAGGACTTCGGTATTAAGAACACCGACCCGTACTTAGTCCAGAAAAACACGCCGACGCTTCTACAGCTGAAAGATACCAGGACAGACACTATAATTAAGTTTACGAAGGTCGTAAGTCGTCGTAGTGTTACCCTGGAACGTATACCGACAGACGCTAAAGGAAAGGAGCTGATAGTATGAGCAAATTTACAGCAAAAGTAAGCTATTACAGAGAAGGTAGTAAAACTGACAACCCTGTATTAGCGTCAACTACCCATACGGCGCGAGTGTTTGCAGATACATTTGAGGAAGCCGTAGAAAAGGTGAAAGCCTTTGACCCTAAATTTGTGGGCATCTTTAATTGCGATATGGAAGAGCTTAAAAACCCTACTAAGTAAGGAAGTGATAAATATGTTTAACGATAGTAAGTTAGCAAGCCTTGTAAAAAGTAACACGAATGTCGTAGGGCTTAAAGAAGGCGACACGTATTACATAATTGTTGACGGCTGCTTATGTGTAAAAATTCCTTGTCTACCGTCGTACCCTAAGTTTATGGCTAAGCTGTATTCCACAGGTAAGCTACTACCAGACGGCGAACTACTGAACGGAAACCGGGACAGCGTAAAGAAGTTTTTTGACGCTGATGTAAGCAAGCTGACTATGACAACTTATACGCATATCAACGTTGACATAAAAGACAAAGGCACAGTCGGTATATGGAATGTACAGGACTTAGCATACGGCACATATAAAAAATGCTACACGGACGCGGTAGACTTTCCACAAGGACATAGTAGCGCTGAAGGAAAACCCGGCACACGATTACTATACTTTGTGGATAACGTCGGTAACATACAGGCTGTACTAAGCGCATTTAACTTAGACGTACCGTACCATATAAAACGTATGCTTCCTTCCGTGTATGAGGAAATAAGAAAGGACGGTACAGAAAATGGATAACAAAGAATATAACCGACTTATTTTAACAATACAAGACACCTGTAGCAGCTGCACTATGGACCAGGCAAAATATATTATAACTCTTTGCACCAGACTTAACGCAGATGTAAACGAGTTTATAAAACAGCTTCCCCGGCTGACAGGTAAGGTAGTCCCGGACGCGGCTACCGTAATTAAGGAAATGGAAGCCGTAGCCACGAAGCACGGCGTCACGCTGGGCGGCGTATCAATGCCGAAGGGCTACGCTAATCGTGCTGAGCGTCGCAGACAACGACGTAAATAGAGCTGTAGGCTGTAGACCGTGGTACGTAAGGCGTTAAGCGTGGTACGAAATACGGGAAACGTACAGCGTAAAAAAAACATACTCTTTATATAGTAATATACTATATACATACTACTATATACAACTATAATATTATATATAAATATTTATTAAATTATAATATAAATAATATATAGTATAGTATTTTTTTAAGGGGGGTATATGTTTTTACTATTGATAAAATGAATGTGTTTTATATATACCCCCCTTTTAAAATTTTCAATTTATATATTTTTTAGCGTTTTTGAGGGGGTGGCGTTTTGGCTGCTACAGTTAGCAAAAAGACCATAAGACAATGGCTGGATAACTACGACGTGATAGTACACGGCGGTAGACCAGACGACGATATAGGGCGTAATAGTGGCTGTAAGCCTATGGACGGCGTTACTAATCGCTGGCTTACTAAGATTATGCTACAGGAAGCTATAGGAAAGTTACCAGCTGACTTATATAGGGTGGTTTACTTTCGCTGGATAGATAAGCTACCGCTTAGCTTTGTACTTATGCAACTGGGATATAGCAAGGACCAGTATTATTATAGATGTGATAAAGCTGTAGCCTGTCTGTATGACATTATCAACCGTATTTAGTTGTCTTATAGGCAAAATTTAAGTCTTGCATTTTTCCGAATATTATAGTATAATGCTATTATAATAGCATTATTATATTAAAATTTAGGTTTTAGGGCGTTATATCCTTCCTGGGTATACGCCTTATTTGCACTTCGTACACGTGTTTTGTGGCTTACGACGCCCTAAAATATACAGGAAAGGAGAGTTACGAAGGTGGCTAACGATATTGTACAATTACCAGAAAACTACGACCCTTACGATATGCGGTTAAAGACTAAATTTCACGCTAAGGCTGATAAGAAAAACGTAATAGCTGTTGTACGTAATTCCCCTACGCTTTGCTGTGGCGCTAAAACAGGTAGCAAAGTCTGTCACAATAGCGCCGGGGCTGGTACAGACCATTTAGGCTACGGTCGTTGTCGTATACACGGCGGTTGTAGTACAGGACCTAAAACCCCGGAAGGTAGAGCTAAGGCAAACAAGAACAATATAAAGCACGGCCTTTATATGAAAACTTTGTTACCGGGCGAAGAAAATATTTTTAACCAGCTTAACGCTGAGGACGACCCTAAAAGCCTGGCCTACGAAATCAACATATTAAAGACTAAGATAATTGCTTATCTTATGCGACAGAGTGAAACGTACCAAAAGAACGCCGAAGAGTGCGGCGAAGATGTAGCGTATAAAAAGTCTATGGTATGGCACACAGAAAGCGAAAGCGGCCGTACTTATTATCACGCTGGAACGATTGAGGACCCGTCACTTGACAGGGCTTTACGTACGCTTCGTAGTTTAGTCGAAACACATAATAGACTGTCTGGCGACGAAGATAGCAAAGACATTGTAGACGTAATTAACAAAGAGCTTAAAGCAGCTTCCCAGGGTAAAATAGCCCTAAGCTGGTCCGCGCCGAAAAGCAAGGGCGAAAAAGCCGAAAATAACGATAAATAGTAGTACAAATTGTAGTAAAGACGCTTTTTACGGCGTCTTTTTTGCTTGTAAAGCCTTGTTTTTACAGGGCTTTTTATATTTAAGCCGCATAATTACTGATTTTGTGGCGTATAGAAAGGGGGCGTCTGTAGTGGACTTGCCAGAAGAAAAATACTGCAAAGGCTGTATATGTAAAGACTGTAGAAAAAGCGAAATTAACGGCGCTATGTTTGTGTGTAATTCCTGTGGCTGTAGTGGCTGTAGTGAGGAAACAGGCTACTTAAAGTTACAGTCCTGTACTGATATAGTACCTTATGTACAGAACGATACAGACGATTTACGGCTATGAGTGAAGCGTATAAAACCGACTTTACCTACGTTTGTGATACAGACCCCTTAACAGGTGCGCCTACTATGGTGGCTATCCCCCATACCGTCGCAGCGGCTAAGGAAGGGCTACCTTATAACGTGCTTAATAACTTCGGCGACATCTTTAAGCGTGAAAATTTACGGGAAGCGTGGCGCTTAATGCGACGTAATGACCCCTTCGACTACCAGATACAGGTAGCAGACGCTATTATATTCAGCTGTATTAACGGCTTAGGCTGGTATTTTGTGGTACAGATTACACGACAGGCTGGAAAGAACGAAATAAGCAGCTTTATACAGCAATACTTGTTACTGTATGGCTGGTACTTCGGCGTCCCGGTATCTGGCGTAAAGTTTGCACCTGTTTACAAGCCACAGGTACAAGCGTCTATGGACCGTTTAGAGGGTGCAGACACCCCGGACAGCGGCGGCCTTGCTGGTAGTATACTGACTAACGGTAAATATAAGGTCGAAGGTCGTACCTGTAAATACAGAAAGTCCGACGGCTATAAGTATCATATAGGACCGCCCCGCGATAGTAACAAATGGGCTTTTCTATCTATAAACCCTTCCGCTAATATCGCGTCGCAGACAGCCTACACCCTTTTAGAAGGTGACGAAGCCCAGGACATAGACGCCGATAAGTGGGAACGTGACGCCCAGCCTATGGGGTCGTTTAACAATGCGACTACCGTACTATGGGGCGTAGCCTGGACTAAGGACAGTTTTATATATAAGGGCGAACAGCAAGCCCACGATATGGAAAACCGCTTAGAAAAACAGTTAGGCTATAAGCCGAAACTTGTATTTAAGATAGACGCAAACGCCGTTATAGCTTCCGGGAACGAAAACTATAAAAAGGCTTTTGAAAACCAGGTAGCGCGTTTGGGTATAGACCACATAGCAATACAGACGCAGTATTTACTAAACGCTGTAGACGCTATCGGCCGTTTCTTCAGCGCTGAGCAGATAGCCCGCATATTCCACAGCGATTACGAAACAGCTGTAGAGCCTATCAAAGGACATACGTATATATGGGGGCTTGACGTAGCGGGACAGGAAGAAACAAGTACAGATGTTGACGCAGCCGTAGGTATGCACAAAAGGGACGCCCTTAGCCTTGTTATAGGCGACTTGCAAAAGGACGGGACCGTAGTACCAGTTTGCTTTTATCAATGGGTAGGCAAACAGCATACTAAAGTACGTGCTATGCTACCGAAAATATTAAAGTATTGGAACTGTTTAGGCGGTGTAGGTGACGCTACAGGTATAGGCGAGCCGTTAGTATACTACTTACAGGAAATCTTAGACCGTAATAATAACGGACTTGTAGAAGCCTATAAGTTTAAAGCGGCTGGCGACGAAAGTAAAAGTAAGCTGGGTTATTTAGCTTATGATTACGTCGACAATGACCTTTTTAAAATGCCTAAGCCACCTACCGACCCGGACCAATACGAATTATGGCAAGAAGCACGCTGGCAGATAGAACACTTAACACGTGAAGCGAAGCGCCAGCAATGTATTAACTTTTACGTCCCGGCTAATGCTGAGCCACGAAAACCGGGACACGAAGCGCACGACGATTTAGCTATGGCTTTATTCTTGCTGATACGTGCAGCACGGAATATTAACATAAATACCAGACAGGCTACGGCGTTTGACCGTAACCGCGTCATATAGAAAGGGGGTAATAAATGTGGCAACTTTTACGACAATTCCCGTAGCGTTAGCTGTAAAGCCTAATGCTACCGCCGACGACGCTACTAAGTGGCTGGAAGCTAATAGCAGCTGGCTTACTTCGGTGATAAATAAGCACGATAAATGGCTGAAGGAAGCGGAAATAGAAAAGTATCAGCTTGCTTATGACGGCGAACTTGACGAAATCGCAAACCGTGACAAGGCACGTACAGACGGTGTAAACTATAAACTTATAGCTAACTACGCCGCTATCATCATTGACACGCTTGTAGATTATATGTTAGGTAAGTCGCCCATTTACACCGTAGAGGACCAGACACAAGAGGACGACGAAACCGAGGAAGCAGAAATTATAACCGAATACCGTAAAAAACTTACGGCGCTTCTAAAGGAACGTGCTACCCTTGTACTTAGCGAAATGCTACGCCAGGGCTGCATAGCTGGTTATTCAGCTGTAATAGCCTGGGTTGACGAAAACGGCGAAATAGACTACGACGAATACCCCGTACAAGAGGTTATACCTGTTTACGACGTCCGTAACCGTCTGGCTATGGTTTTACGTAAGTATAATATTGAGGTCGAAGAAAACGGCCATACTGTAGAAAAGACCCGGTTAGAAATATACGATAACCGCTATATTATCTACTGTATCGGTGACACGGCAAGCGGTTTTACGCTTGACACGACCGAAGTAGCAACAGGCAACCCTATAGAACATAAAGCCGGGCGTATTCCTGTAGCTATATATCAAAACTCTATGCCTTCGGACTACAACACACGTATAAAGTCCTTTGGTAAAAGTGATTTGAGCTTCGGAGCGTTTGACCTTATTGTAGCTTACGCCCACGGGCTGAGCGATAAGGCTAACCTTGTAGAGTATTTACAGGATATGTACTTACTGCTTACAGGTGTAGACGTCGACGAAAACGAAGTATTAAAAATGCGTAAAGCCCGTGCTATTGCTTTAAAGGACGCAAACAGTAAAGCGGAGTTTATAGCCCAGGACCAGGCAGACGGCGCAGTAGAAAACTTTTTAAGTAGACTAAGTAAGGATATTTACGACACGACGAATACCCCACGACTTAGCGAACTTAACGGCGCTACTGCTACTGAAATCAAAATGAAGTACGCCGCCCTGGATATTAAGGCGGGCAAAAAAGACCCCCGCGTAGTATCTGCTATAAAACAGCTGATAGGTATACTTACAGACTTCCTAAACGCCCAGAAGTTAGCCGAAAACAGTATTACTGATACATACGAAATCATATCAAACAAAAATACTGTAGAGCTTGCGACAGGGTTATATAGTGACAGCTGGGTAGATGTTTCCTTAACACGTAACCTACCGCAAAACTATGAGGAAATCGCAAATATAGTAGCTTCTTTGGCTGATACAGTCCCGGACGCTTACTTATACGAATTACTTTGGTTTATCGACGACCCACAAAAGGCGTTAGAGGAAATGAAGGCACAAAGGGAAACCGCGACTAAGGCA